GTCGGACCTACCCGAGGCGGCCGCCGAGTCTGACTTTGACGAGTGCTACTTTGACGCCGGCTACTTTTCGGATAAGACGTGGGGCGGCGACCCCGGCAAGGAACAGGCCGACCGGATCGTAGAGGCGATAGAGGACACCGAGGGCGTGGAGTTGTCGGGCGGCTTCCCTGATATGTGCCGCAGTTGCGGCGAGCGGGAGCGCATGACGGGGAGCATGAAATGCGAGGTATGCGCCGACAAGGAACTTTCGGCGGGTGATACGGATTTTAGGTGTCTCGGGGAGGGCGTCACCGACGAGCAACTATCCCACGCGCCGGAGTGGGACCGCCCGCTCTTAGAAATGTTCCGCGGCGTATCCGACCCCGACGCAGACCCGAACCGGACGCTTGTGAGCTTCGCCGCGAGCGACACGCCCGAGTTCGTGCTGGAGCGGATTCGGGAGGCAATCATGTCCGGCGCGACGTTTAGCCACTTTGACGGGATTGACGACGGCCGGATTATGGAGTTCCGGCAGACTTTCGCGGACGCGCTCGGGACCGACGACTTTACGCTTGACTCCATGACCGAGAGTATCATGGACTTTGCCGACCTGTCGCGTGACGACGCCGAGCGGATCGCGCGCACCGAAAGTAGTGCGGCACTCAACAAGGCGCGCGAACTCGGCTATGAAGAGCGCGGCGAGGGCGACGCCCGCTTTTACTGGACGGGCGCGGACCCCGGCGACGCGCGACAGACCGAGGCGTGTGAGTGGTTGATTCGACAGACTAACCCCTTCCACGGCGGCGACCCCGTGCCGATGGGCGAGTTGCGCGACATGGTAGCGGAAGCGCCCGAGCATGACGACGACATGGACAACACGCTTGCGCGGCCCGAGTCGTGGGTGGTCCATCCAAACGAGCGCAGCACGTTCGCCTTAGCGCCGGAGTCGGGTATCTAATCCCGCCGCTTACTTTCACGGGCGTTATGCTATACAATCTGATATGCGGTTCATTACGCCAATTTTGGCCTGAAACAGCCTAAACGCGTAAGTGCTGTTTTCGGCGGCGCTGAACGCTCTACCACCGCGATCTATTTTTCGCCCGGGGGCTTTACGATGTATCCTCTCCACCGAAAAATCTCTTAGCGCGCCGTCTGCGCCGTTGTGAGGCAAGTGGGTTTAGACACCTGTTTGTGCCCACTATATTACATAACTACCCACGCATTACCCACAAGACTTAAGTTATAGTGGGTACATGGTGTATATGTGATGACGGAAGCACGCACGAGTTCGACGGAGTACAAGCACGACGATACCTGCGGTCTGTTCAACCCCCACCACACCATCCCGACCGACGTGGCCGAGGTCGTTGAGGCCATGCGCGACATGGATGGCGTTGAAGCGGTCGCGGGCGGATGTAACGGTTGTACCGCGCCGGTCATGGATGACGGCGTGTACTACATCGCGCAGCACGGTAAGCCCGACTCGGTGTACTTCGGCTTCACGTCGGAGTCGGCGGCGTACACGCTCATCGGCGTTTGCCAGCAACTCGGCGTGCCGTACACGTGGGACGGCGACGAGACGACGAAAGTTCTGGTTGGCGAGTAACCCGCTCGGAGTACGCGGGTTCGACTCCCGCGGCGGGCTTGCGGCTATGAGAATAGAAGTTCACCCCGATGACGTTGACGAGTACAGCACCGATGGACGCGGCCGGCTCTACCTCGGGACCGAGTACGCGAACATGAACGTTGAGGTTGCGATTGTCGGTGTTGAAGGCGACGACGAATAGCCCAAACGCTTAGGCGACGGCGTGCCTTCTCACGCCTATGAGTGACCTACGCGACGACCTTGAAGCGATTGACGGCGTGGGACAGGCCACGGCCGACAAGATTCTCGACGTGCTTGACGCGCACGACACGGGCGAGACGGACCCGCTACTTGAACGCGCCACCGCCGCGGCCGAGCGTGGCGACGACCGGGACGCGGCCGTGTTCCTGCGCCGCATGAAGGAACTCCGCCAGTTGGTCGACGAGGCCCCGACGCACGACGACGACCTGCCGAACGATATGGCGCGTCCCGACAGCTGGATTGTACACATAAATGAGAGGTCCACGTTCTCGAAAGCCCCGGAAAACTGGCGGTCGCTGTCGTAACGCTCCTGTGCGCGCAGGACGCACAACCGAGTTGGACTTTTAGGCCCGTAGCGTGACGCGTTAGACATGGGTATAATAGACTCCCATAGCGAGTACAGCCTATACGACGTACTTGACGGCACGCTCACGTTGGAGGAACAGGGCCGCGGGTACAAGGAGCCGAACGGGTCGGTTGACTTCTACGGGTTCCATATCTTCCCGGTGAACAGCGAAGGGCGGTTCAACGTTCAATACGACGGCCACGCTGGCGTCGTCGGCACGTTCAACGCCGACGACTACGACGACGTGTTGGAACTTGTCGACGACCTCATGGATTACGTCTTTGAGGCGCACCACTACGATTATCAAGACGACAAAGAGGAGTTGGTCGCATGGGCCGGGAAGATCATGGTCGACGAGGGCGACGACCGCGCCGAGGAGCGACCCGACCTCTACATGGAAGTGCCGGAACGCCCCGACAAGGAGAGGCGCGTGGAATGACGATTAGTTTCGACAGAGTAGGATACTGTGAGGACTGCGATATGAGGATCTATGATTCGTCGTTGGATAACCACGAGGAACGGGGGCATGAGGTATTAGAATACGATGAGTGACGTACAGACAGCACACTACGAACGCGCCGCGGTTGAAGCGGGCGGTATCCGTATCCCTGCGTGCCCGCGCTGTGGGACGCCGAACGTCATGCCGCGGAAGATCGAACGCGCGTCGTTCGGGGAGTGTGCCGGAGACGACTGCGACGCGTGGTTAGCGTACGACGTTTCAATCACGGTCCAAGCGTACGACGAACGAGAGTCGGCAAAGTACGCGTTCGAGACGTACATCTACGACGACTAACCCGCCGCCGCTCCTTTTTAGCCCAAACGCTTAGGCCCGCTCGCCCGAACGCACGGGTATGAGCGACGCACTCCGCGACGACCTCACCGACATCGACGGCGTCGGCGACGCGACGGCCGACAAGATTCTTGCCGTACTCGCCGACCACGGCGCGACCGACACGGACGGGTATCTCGCCAAGGCGAAAGCCGCGGCCGAGCGTGGCGACTACCGCGAGGCAGCGGTGTACCTGCGCCGCATGGAGGCCGAATAATGCCCTTCGGTGAGTACGACGACTTTGACGAGTGCGTCCGCGAGAATAACGACAAGCGCGACCCGGAAGCCTACTGCGCGACAATCAAGCGGCAGATTGAGGGCGCAAGCGCGCTGTCGGATAGCGACCGCGACGCAATCCAAGCGGCGGACGGCTTTAGCGACCGCTTGCTTGATGATGACCCGTGTTGGGAGGACTATACGATGGTCGGGACCAAGGTGGAAAACGGCCAAGTCGTGCCCAACTGCGTGCCCGACGACGAGGTGCCCGACGCTAACCTTGCGGCGGCCGACGAGCGGTGCGGCGAGGGCATGGTCAAGATAGGCGACCGCTGCGTGCCCGTTAACGAGGCGAGTGAGTCCGTCGACGCGCCCGCGTCCATCCTCTCCGACGACGCCGCCTATCTCACGCTCAAGTCGCTGGAGTCCGAGCCGATTGAGCGCGTTGAGGCGGGCGACAACACGGTGCGGTACACCAACGTCAAGCTCCTTAGCCCCGGCATTTGGGCGGACGCCGGCAGTCAAACGGAAACCTACTACCCGCCGGACGGGATTGCCTCCTTAGAGGCCGACTATGACGACGCCGCGCATGACGGCCCGCCGCTCAACATCATGCATGACCTCGATACCGACGAGTGGAAGGCACACGAGGCGTCGGTGGCGGGCCACATTGACCCCGAGAGTCTGGACACCGACGACGACGGCAACCTATTCGGGGACCTTGTACTTGACACGGCAAAGGGCGCGGGGCAATTCGCGGATGACAACCTCAAGAGTACGCTGGAGAACGAGGGCACGGTCGGCTTTGGCGGCCCGAGCGTGGAAATCCCGGCCCGCGGGCTTCAACAGTCGCACGACCCGCAGCGCGATATGCCGCGCGTGGACGGCGGCCTCTTGACGGGCGTGGCGCTCGTCATGGACCCCGCGAGCAAGAGCGTGAACTTCGCGCGGGAGGCCGCCCGCCGCCCGATTGCCATGAGTGGCACCAACGCTAAGGCCCTTGTCCGACAAAGCACGGGTATGGCTCCGAAGATTCTCGAAGCGGACCCCGGCGAAGTGCGCGAAATCATGGATATGTTCGGCCTTGACACCGACGACCTTGACGACGAGGAGGTCATGGACATGGCCGAAGACCTCCACGGCGACCTCATGGACGAACTACAGGGCGACGCCGAAATGGGCGACTATGAGGATGACGAGGAGGAAGAGGAAGAGGGCGCGGAAATGGAGGGCGGTGAGGACATGGAGGAAGAGGAAGAGGAGGACGAAATGGAAATGGGCGACGACATGGACGCCGTTCAAGATCGCGTCCAGAACCTCGCCACGCGGCTTGAGGACTTAGAGGATATGGTCGCGCAGGCCATGACCGCCGACGACGTGGACGCGGAACTTGAGGAGGCCGCCGGCAACAAGCTCGCGGACGCCGACACGGTGGAGGAGATTGACCGCCGGCTCTCGCAGCTTGAAGACGAACCCAAAGAGGCGCGCACGCTCGCGGATAGCGACGACGGGGAGGAGTGGGAGCCGAACTATGACGAGCCGGTATCGTCGGGGCATAGCTGGTAACACCCGTCCCGCGCGCGTCATGCCCCCCGACATGGCCCGCTCCGAATAGCGTCCCCAAATCCCATAATTATAAGACACTACAACGCATAGCCGTAGGTGCGTCATGGCAGACCACAACCTAAGCGGTAAAACGGTTCGGAGCAACGACTCATGGACATTCTACTGCGACGAGTGCGATTTGCCTTACATGCAATCGTTCGACTTCCATAACGAGGAGTACCACAACGGACGCCTTACAAAGTAATGCCCTCAATCCACATTCCCGAAGACGTATGGGCGGACTTGCTCATGGCAAACGACGGCGACCGTGCGGCCGCCCGCGAGGACGTGAAGCGTGGCGCGGAAGCGGTCGCGGAGGGTGAGGTATGACTCAGTATAAGCACCTATATAACGCGGTGGTTGATGCTATGGAACAGTTAGACCGCCGCAATTACAATAGTGACGGCGCGGTTGCGTATGTCCACCCAAATACGTGGAGCGACGCGCTCAAGGATTCAGACGCGCCGTTCAACCGCGCAGGCGACACGCAAAGTATAGTCGGGTGCGAGGTACTACGCAACCCAAACCTCCCCACAAACGTCGTTATGCTCGTTGACGTGGAAATGGCACCGCGTTCAAACGGCGCTGTCGCGTTCGGTCGGATCGGCGATTAACCCGCACCCGTAGGCCCTTACTTTTTAGGTAGCACGCATTAGCAACGGGTAGAACATCATGGCTACCCGAAGTGAAGGCGAGCATACGTTTGACATCGAAGTCCTTGTGTCCGGGGAGGAGCTTCGCGGCTACTCCGCGGGCGCGGACCTCACGACCGGCGAGCCGGTCGGGCTGTCCGGGGACTATCAGGTATCGCCCAGCGCGGCCGGTGAAGGCGACTTTATCGGCGTCAACCTCTACGACGTTGCCAGCGGCGAGGAGGCGGCCCTTGCCGGCGACGACTGCGAGGTCCGCGTTGAAGTGAGTGAGACGGTGAGCGCGGGCGACGAACTCCTGCCGGACGGGAGCGCGGCGTTCGAGACGGTCGCCACGTCCACCGGCAGTAATGGCG